TGTGGATATTGACCTTGGCTTTGATACTTGGAAGTGCGGTGAGCGCATTCGTCTGTATGGTATTGATACTCCAGAGTGCCGCACAAGAAATGCTCTCGAAAAGAAAGCCGGATTCTTGGCAAAGGAGTTTGTCGAAAAAGCCCTACACGTTGGGGGAACCTACAAACTCTCCACTCGGGACAAGGGCAAGTACGGACGCTACCTCGGAGTCATAACTATAGAGGGCACGCTAACTATTAATGCTGCTTTAGTGAGCGAGAACCTAGCCGTAACTTATAACGGTGAGGGCAAGTACATTACAAAACCCAAGCACGAAGCGAACTATGAAATTCTAAAAGAGAGGGGTCTCCTATGAGAATGGTAGGCGAAGGTAAACTAATTGCTTTGAAGAGTCCTGCGGAGCAAAGAGTTGAGCGGCAGAAATGGGTAAGGGTAGGCAAAAGAAAAGTAGGCGTAACTTGCGTTGAGTGCAAAAAAGAAAAAATAGTGAACGAAGCGACAATGTATAAGTTTTTTAAAAACAAAGATTACCGCTGTTACGATTGCAACACGAAAAAAAGAGCACAGGACAAAAAAGAAATGAACGAGGCGCTAATAAATTTGGCGCGGCGTAAAGGTTTAATTAAGTAGAGGATACTCCATGACCACTTGGTCTTATAGCAGTCTGAGCACATTTAAGCAGTGCCCTAAAAAGTACTACCACTTACGAATCATAAAGGATGTTAAAGACCAAGGCAGCACGGCCACAATATACGGCCAAGAAGTGCACAGGGTAGCAGAAGAATTTATACGAGACGGTGTAGCGGTCCCGAAGAAGTACGCGTTTATAAACACGGTGCTGGACGCCCTAAACAAAATAGAAGGGGAGAAGCTATGCGAGTTAAAGCTGGGTGTAGCTAAGACCGAGGGTGGGTATGAGCCTGTAGACTTCTATGACGATAACGTATGGTGGCGGGGCATAGCAGACCTTGTGATAATCAACGGGGACACCGCACACTCGGTAGACTACAAGACGAGCAAAAGTGCGAAGTACGCGGATACTAAGCAGTTAGACGCGGTTGCTGCTGGGCTGTTCACCCATTACCCACACCTCAAAAGAATTAAATCTGCTCTGGCCTTTGTGGTTAGCAAAGAGTTCATACAGAAAGAACACGTAGTAGAAAAGAAGGAAGAGTACTTTGGTGCGTTTGAACCGGACCTAGAGCGACTCGAGGTTGCACAAGAGTCTGGTGTATGGAACGCAATCAGCGGCCCTCTGTGTGGATGGTGTCCGGTAACTTCATGTGAACATAATAGGAAAAGATGAGGATTAAAATATGTACGCTTTAATAGTTGATGTTGGAGAAAACTCTTACGTAGAACACATGGCTGATGTCGATACTATGGACCAATGGGAACAAAGGCTAAACAGAAAATTCCCTCGTTTAAAGTTTATGCGGAGTGTTGTTGTTTCTCTTAACCACCCAACAAACGACGAGTTTAGCATAGTTAGCAACTACGAAGTTTTAGAAGCAGAAAACAATCGCCTAGAGCTAGAAGCAAACGGCACGGAGAAATAAAAACATGACAAAGAGTAAACGAGACTACAAAGCTGAGTACGCTAAGTACCAAGGCACCGAAGAGCAAAAGAAAAAGCGTGCCGAGCGTAACGCCGCTCGCCGCAAAGCCGAGAGGGAAGGCAAGGTTAGCAAGGGCGATGGCAAGGACGTAGCGCACAAGAAGGCTATGGATAAAGGCGGCAAGAACTCTGACGGTACTAAGGTAGAGACAGCGAGCCGCAACCGTTCCTTTAAACGTGACTCCAAGGGTAACTTGGTATCTGAAACCAGCAAGCGCGAGCGCAAGAAGAAAGCTAAAGCATGAAGATAGTCAAAGATAAAGCCCTTGTCCTTAAGACTAGGCGCCCCGAGTTAGTTACGGACGCGATAAAAAACTGCAAGCGACTGGGTGAGAAAGATGGCCTAGTGGAGTTGGCAGTTAAATGGCAGTACGAAGAAGCCTCGGCTCTCGCTGAGTTGGGGGCTAAAGAAGTGCCGTCTCCTATGCTTAGAGACTACCAATGGACTGGCAAGCTTACGCCTTTTGACCACCAAAAAGAAACGGCGTCTTTCCTTAGTCTGTACAAAAAAGCTTTTTGTTTTAACGAGGCGGGCACAGGTAAGACAGCTTCAGTTATCTGGGCTGTAGACTATCTGATGAAAATGGGTTTGCTCAAACGCGTGCTTGTGGTGTGCCCACTTTCTATTATGAAGTCTGCTTGGCAAGAAGATTTATTTAAGTTCGCTATGCACCGCAGCTGCTCAGTTGCGCATGGCTCTGCTACTGCAAGAGAGAAGATAATTAACGCAGGCTCTGACTTCGTCATAATAAACTTCGACGGTGTTGGTGTAGTCAAGGATACCATTGCAAAAGCAGGCTTCGATTTGATCGTGGTGGACGAAGCCAACGCGTACAAAAACTCTCAGACTAATCGTTGGAAAATAATGCGGGACCTGTGTAAGTCGGTGGAAAGACTTTGGATGCTGACTGGCACACCAGCAGCTCAATCGCCATTAGATGCTTACGGGTTAGCCAAACTGGTAAGCCCACATCGGGTGCCTAAGTATTACACGCCTTACCGTGATGCAGTCATGTATAAAGTAGCGCAGCACATTTGGCGGCCGAAACCCAACGCAGATAAAGTTGTGCACAAGGTACTGCAACCGGCCATACGTTTTGAGAAAGACCAGTGCTTGGATTTACCGCCCGTTGTATACGTTGAGAGGGAAGCACCACTAACCCCGCAACAAGAAAAGTACTACAAGCTACTCAAGAAGCAGATGACTATGCAGGCAGCTGGCGAGCAAATAACTTCTGTGAATGCCGCCACAAACCTTAACAAACTACTACAAATATCAGGCGGCGCAGTTTACTCGGACGACAAAGAGGTTGTGCAGTTTGACGTTAAGAACAGACTTAACGTAGTGCTTGAGGTTATCAACGAAGCCCCGCATAAAGTATTGGTTTTTGTTCCTTTTACGCACACCATAGACCTGCTAAAAGATTTCCTAAATAAGAATAAAATATCTTCCGAGATCATATCGGGCAAGGTCTCGCTGAATAACCGCAGTAAAGTTTTCCAAGACTTCCAGAACGCACCTGACCCCCAAGTGCTTATCATACAACCTCAAGCAGCATCGCACGGTCTTACACTTACCGCAGCGGACACCATAATTTGGTATGCCCCAGTGACTAGCGTGGAGACTTACTTGCAGGCCAACGCCCGTATAGATAGGCCCGGACAGAAGCACAGCATGACCGTCGTGCACATACAAGGCAGTGAGGTTGAGGCTAGGATATACGGCATGCTGAAAAACAACGTGCTCAACCACAACAAAATCGTAGAGCTGTACAGAAAAGAAGTAGAATAACTGTTGACATTGTCTATCCAAATGCTATGCTCCTTATCCCCCTACTAAAAGGAAGGAGCAATGGAAGACACTACCGCAGGAAAGATGGTTGCGGCCTACATAAAGCTGCGCTCTACCATCCAAGAAAAAGAAGACGAGATAAAAATTCTCAAAGAGAAACAGGCACTGCTTAGTGCCAACATGCTAGACCTATGCGCGAAAGAAGACATAGACAGCATAAAGACTCCCTTTGGTACAGTTACTCGCAGAATCTACTCTGCTTACTGGACCAGTGACTGGGACCAAATGTATAAGTTTATCGCTGAAAACGATGCTTATCATCTACTAGAGAAACGAATTCATAACACCAACATGAAAGAGTTTCTTGAAGAAAACCCTGACGCACTGCCTATCGGACTGCAATCGGACCGTAAGTATGCTGTCTCTGTACGTAAACCAACTAAAAAATAGGAAAGCCTAAAATGAGTAATGACGTTTCAATATTCACTAACCAGACGGGCGTAGCCACAGAGCGCCGCCAAAGTGCGTTGGCCCAGAAGATTGCCACTAGTTCTTCCGGCAGCAGCCGCCGCATCCAAGCAAACATTAACGGTACGTTTAAGAAGATGGTCAACGGCGAGCAGGTAGGCAACGCTATCCGTGGTGAGTTTAAC